GACCTATTATACTATTATCTGCTACATTTACTAATGTAAATGTTATATGCCTTTGGTTAGCAGTTAGAGCCACTAGTTCTATAGTGGATATGAAATTAAAACTGGCATCTCCTAGGAACGTAATTGTGTTGTTGGCGTTTACTGTCATTATAGTAGCATTAGTACTTACTACATCTACATCCCATAGAAGTTGGGTTGGAGTGATTGGAATACTTGCAATAGCAGGATATGTGCTACTGCTGAAACTAGCTTGTGCAGATGACATATTTGCAATTGCTCTTGTGTTCACACTAATAGCATCTGTTAAATATGTTACTTTATAATCAATTTCTGATTTGGAGTAGGTATTATTAAGTGCAACTTGTAAGTCCTCATCTGTGATCGCATCTGTTATTGAAAATCTGTTCCATGTACGTACAGTAATAACATCTCCAGTAGCATCAATAGGCATGACTAAGATAAGCGTATTACCGCCTGTTAGATACCAGTCCGACTGACTAAGCAATCTACCATTATAAAAAGCTTCTATTGCAGCAGAGTCTGTGTAGTTAAATCCAAAGCTAGATTGGGCTTCAGTCCCAACGAACTCAAGCTCTACGAAGGCTGTAGCATTCCCTGCATTTAATAGTGCTGCAATGTTGTCAGCAATAGTATTTACATTCGCAATGTTATTTGCTACAGTTACAGTCTTGTCAATATTTATAGATACTGTTTCAATATCAGATTCAAGCTTTTGCAAGTTCTGCCCTACAACATCTATCTCGCTTACCAACTCATTTAGGTCATCGGACACTGTTAAGATAGAAGCCATATTAGCAACCAAAGTATTTATGTTGTCTTTGTTGTCACTTACATCCTGTATAACAGATATATTAGAAGAAACTGTAGTGATGTCTGTTGCTATAGCAATGGCACTTTCAACGTCACCCATAGATCCTACCAGTGATGTTATATTATCAATGTTGTCAACAACTACTGTGATATTTGCATCTGCTGATGCAACAATATTTATATCATCAATGTTTGCGTACACTGAATCTAAAACAGACTTATCTGAGTATAATGAATCTAGCTTAGACTTCATTGCATAAATAGTATCTAGTGTAGTCTTGTCCGAGTAAATTGATGTTAGACTTGCTAGTGAGGAATATAAAGAATCTATCTTGTACGATATTGCATTTAATGCGTCTATAGCATCAGCAGATTCAGATACATTAACTACAGATGCTATGTTTGTTCCAACTTCTACTACTGACTGCGCGATTGCAGATACGTTAGATATAGATGTAGCATTCGTAGCCACAATATCTATATTCGGTAGGTTATTTGCAACGTCAACAACAGACGCTACGCTATTCGCAACCGTACTAATATCTATAGAGTTGTTAGCAACTGAAATGATATCACTTGAGATAGTAGATACATTATTTATGGAACCAATACTAGCAGCTACGGTCTGCAATGAGCTAGATGCATCTGCTACAATATTTATATCTGCGATATTCTCTGACACAACAGATATATCTTCTACTATTAAAACCACGTTATGCACTGTCGATGAAATGCTTGCTACAGTATTTACATCAGCAATATTGTCTGCAACAATAATTACATCATCAATATTCATACCAACTTTATTTATGTTACTTCCAGCAAGCATACTTAAATCATTAGCGACAGTAGTTATATCATAAAGATTTGCAGCTACATCTATTACTGAGATGATATTGGAGCCAGTTGCGACAATATCAATTATATTTGTGCTGACAGTACCAAGAACAGCTATGACCTCAGCGTCAGCAACAACATCAATATTGGATAGAGTAGTCGGATTAGCCAACACTTCGATGCTATCTACTACATCAGCAACAAGAACAATGCTATCTGATATAGCAGCAACATTTTCTAGAAGTTCTATGTTATTAGCAACAACATCAATCTCTGATCTAATTTTTTGCAGGTTTTGTCCTACAACGTCTACTTCTGATACTACTTCCTTCAGGTCTTCGGCTACAACTAATATATTCTGTATGTTTGTTGACACGTTTACGATGTCTTCAACGTTATCTATTACTGAATTTATATGTGAAATATTATCTGCAACAGTTTTTACAGCATCATATTTACTATCAATCTCGCGAGCAATTGCAGTATCAGATGCATTTATAAGTGATGTTTGTCGTCTAGGCATTACATAAATCCTCGTTCTCTCACTCTATAACGCATGTCCAGGTTATCATTAGTCATCATACCATCATTTTTAACTCTCTTACAACTAGCATCAAAACGCATATAGTGTGTGTTACTATCTGCTTGAATACTTCCATCCATGGCCCCATGAGCGCGATACCCAACATAGAATAAAAGAGGTTCCACTAGCTGCACCGGGATCTGAACATCGTCTAAAAGGTACATTCCAGCATCATCATAACTAATTTTTTGCGACGCATCTGGTGCTGCCTCATAAATTAAACTCACATACGCTCCAGCTATAGATACAGGAATTTGGACTTTATTCCAACTCACTGTATTTATACTCATAGGATTATCTTCATTATTAATATCAAGTTCCATAGTAGTGTACTGACTCTGATCTGCAGGGACCTCACCGTACGCAGAGATCAACCACATACAGTCGTTAGGTAATAAGTACTCATTATTAGGTACTGTATTTAATTCTAACACAACTTCTTTAATGCTTAGTGGAAAGCGCTTATACAACTCGATAAGACCCAAGTTTAGGTAGGACACTATAGCTTTGTCTTCAAACTCACCAAGCTTTAGGTTGCGGAGCTCACCGTACTTAGCCATATCAATTACTTCTTGTACAGTCATGAGTCCTCCACTAACAATTTGCTCTATTATATCTGGCAGAGCCTTAATCTTGTCTTTACTTTACAAGGTTATCAAACCATTTGCAGTACTTATATAACCGATTGGCACCTGGTAAAGTTAACTTCCCCTCATACTTCCATTTATCAAGTACTATTTCAATAGCATTAAGCGTGTACCCTACTGTAATACTACTCACCTCACAGAACTCACCAATCTCCGCATGAATCCCAGCATTACCCCACATTCTATTAATTGCAGTACACCCATCTGTTACAGATTCTACACCCAACAGCATCACTATACCTGTATCGATACCATCCTTGTATAAGTGGTACAGCACAGCATGCCCACTAACTCCAAGTCTTACACTACCTAGTATGTCTGTTGCAGTCTTATCAAGTTCTTCGTCGCTAAACCACTCATCCGGTAATCTGTCCTGTGCTTCAATCATTAGAATACTGTACTCCCTTTGTAATTTTCTTCTTCTTTTTCAAAGTTCATATCACTATAGATACTTCGTTTTATGTTATCTTGCTTATCAATACGTGCTGCTTGCGTCGGTTGTACAACCACCATATGATTTAGCATACTCACTAAGTCTGGTCCGTCATCCGCTCTAGCAAAGTTCATATGGGTCGCTCCTCGGACTTGCTCAAGGAATTCTTTCATATCCTGTGTATCTTTTAGGTGCTCAGGCAACCATAACTTTTGTGGCAGCATAAACTGAGTAACAGCAATTCTAAATCGTTCATGCTTACTTCCTCCGGCTTTTCTACTAAGGATCCCTTTACGGATTTCATCCTTATCCACGCCTTTTTGCCTAGCAAATGTGTGCCAATCACTACGCTCCATCATTATCTTTTCTAGACTAAAGATATGTGCAGTCTGACTTCCATCTACCTCAACACCAATCTCCACATGTTTGCCCATACGTCGGTAGCGTGCAGCCCAGTCAAGTACAGTTGTGTACTGTTCAGTCATACTCATTTTGCGTAGTGCGAGGTCAAGCATGAACCAGTCGCCATTATTTCCTAATGCCCAAGCAGCAGCTCCACTATTATCCGATGTTTCTCCACTAGTCGTCGTGAAGTCGGTGGTAATGTATATGTTATATGCATAGAGATTATCTTGTATGAAGGTTGTGTCACAAAACTGTAGGCACTTCTCCGGGACCAATCGGTCCGCATCACTAGATAGACGTAACATACGCTCTTGTAAAAATGACTTTAACTTGTTTGCTTTTTTAGCATTACGTACCATCTTCGCTATCGATACTGCTGGATGCATATCTTCCCAACTACTCTCAATATCTCTAGCAGTTAGACCTTCCTTCTCAACATCAAAGTCTCGCGCAATTGGGATGACAGCTGGAGTAAACGCCCCATTAAGTAAAGCTTTTGTGTTTACATCATTGTAGTGGAATGGCGTAAACGTTAGGATCAATCGTCCTTGACCTCCACCTTTTAAGGCCGCAAGCGCATCACTATATATAATATCCTCTAGGTTCGATGTCATAACCTTTGAGTACGCTGCTGCAGTATTGAGGATAGCATCATCAGCCCCAATTAAGTCAGGTCTTCGTTCACCATACCTTGATCCACGCACCCCGGTATTTATACCTTGATAACGTATTAGGAAGGATCGATTCTTCTTAGGCCCTGGACCCTTACGAACAAACTCAGATTCTGTTTCTGTAAATCGCATCTCCTCAAAGTAATCTTTTAAGTAGGCAGACTCTTCACACATTGCGCGTACTGCCAAGGCATTGATCCTCGCCCCACCTTTACTTGACGCAGCAAGCCATAGGTAAAAGTACACTTTACCAATTCCGTTAGGGAGCGTACCTTTAATAGCGCTGTACACACCAAAAAAAGAGATAACAATTGTTGACTTTGCAAGACCCCGTGATTCCATAAATCCTATAGCCAATGGGTCAATCTCAATACTCTTACACACATCTTCAGAGTATGGGAAGCTTAACGGATCTGTAATATACCCAAGTAGCAAGTCCACCATGAAGTAGTGCGCGATCGGTGTTGCAAAGTCAAAATCTTTACCTTCCACTAATCGCATTAGTGTGAAGAACTCAAATGCTTCAACACTAGGTGTGTACCGTGGGAATGTTGGATCATAACTATCTAGTGCTGCGTCAAGGTCAAACACCGCATTAGCTTTTGTCTCAGCCTCTAGTGCATGTGCAGCTTCCATCTCCTCTTCATCAACAATATTGTTTATTAAGTGCTCCGCGCTAGCCCCAAGTGTAGCAAGTAAGTATTCCTTATCCTCTACACTAAGATCTTCTACTTTGTACTCATCATTATAGCCT